TCGGACAACACTTCGATCCTGTTCTTGAACCCTGACGTTATCCAATGGGGTAGCTTGCGCGAGTTGGGCCCTAACAATGAAGTGTTCTCCAATGCTGACGCCAGCTTGGATCAATACATTCTTGAGGGAACTCTGATTGTTCGCAATCCAGCAGGCGTTGCAGTGTTAGCGGGTATGACCACTGGCGCAGTAGTAACTACGCCACGCGCTGCCGCTCAGGTCAAGCGTTATTTGGCTTAATAGCCAATTTACTGAAAGGGCTTCTTCGGAGGCCCTTTTGGTAAGGAGAAAAGCATGGAATTGAACTTAAACAACGAAGAAGCCAAAGTCAATGAAGACTACTACACAGGTGGTGTTCTTGGTGGTGGTGTAGAAGGTGTTTTTCAACACAATGACAAGCTGTTTAACGAAGTAAAGTCTGGCACTTGGTCGCAGACATTCAAGACTAAGAACCTTGATTACAAAGTTGGTGCTGAAGATGGCACAAGGTATGTGCAATATACGCAACATAACGTAGAAGCCATTAAACAGTATTGCAAAGAGCGCCGAGAGTTCTATCAAGCAATTGGAACTACTGACAATCCATTTTTTGCTGGCACGTTTGAAGCAATGAACCTTCCAAAGTCTATTGCTCATTCAATCAGTTCTAAGTACTTTAACAATCGTCCTTGGGAGCTGATTAAGATGGAAAAGAAAGACAAGATTCTTTTCTATGCAATCGTGAACGAATACTATTCTGACTTTGTTTGCCATCCATCGGGAAGAATCCCGCTGCCATATAATCCGTCTATACCGACCAAATAAGGAAGAGCTATGGCCCTATTCATTCAATCAGCTAACGTATTAGTTAGCCGTGTTGCTCAATGGGTGGGCGCTTTACCTCAGTCAACATCAATTAGCGTATCGTCTATCAACACTTCAACAGGTTTGATTACGGTATCTACAGACCCTCGCGCTGTGATTACTGTTGGCGACTTTATTGGTCCAAGCTCTACATTGCCATTTACTGTTGTTTTGGCTGTTACTAGCACGACTGTGTTGGTTAACGATCCTGATGGCACATGGAATAACTTGACACCGCCTGTAACTATTTTGAAGTTACCAAGTCAGTCTTCTTTGGAAATCCAAGCATGCGTTCAATTTGCAGAATTGAAAATGCGTACATTGGAACTTCCTGCGTTACGTACAAACCCTTATGGCGACAACAAAACAGTATTAACTACTGATGTGAATGGTATGGCTCCTATCCCTGCGGATATGAACATGCCTATTTTGTTTTTCCAAGAGACTCCTAACACTGATGTAGCGCCTGGCACTCCTGCGGCAAGCATGGGTCCTTGGATTGTGTATGACCGTGTTGGTGACCGTGAGATTATTCGCCGCCGAATGATTGACCAACTGTATGTTCGTCCTTTTGGTGTGCCTCGCGTTATTCGCGCTTCATTCTCTGAAGTTGGTCCTAACTACGTGTTTACGCCAAACCCTGGCAACAACGTGCAGATCAATGCGTATTACCAGCGTACGTTTCCATTTTTGTTTAGCCCAACTGGTGACAACATAAACCCAATTGTGCAAAACAATGCTGTGTTGTCTTCTTTCCCTGAAGGTTACTTCTTTGGAACTTTGGCTAGTTACTACGACAAGAATAAAAACACTGCTGAAGCTCAGAAATGGGAAGCTCGTATTGATGAAGCCTATGGTTTGATTGAAGATCAGAACTATCGAGGCAAATGGCACGGTGGTGATCAACACCTTACATCTGAGTTCCAGCCACGCGACTACAGATATTCGTTTAAGTAAGGATCAATCATGGCAACAGGTGGACTTTACGGAGCCAGCCCAAATGGGAACGTGGTTGCATCTTCTGGCTCAGAAACTTCTGGCCTTTACGGTAACTCTTCTGTTTTTGGTGGCACTTACTTTGAGTATTTGATTTTCATTGAGTCAACTACTGTTCCTGCCACGCCTACAGGCGGTTCGTGGAGCTTTACAACCAACACTGGCACACCGCCAACAGGTTGGAGCAATACACCTCCTGCATCGCCTACAAACCCTGTTTATTTGTCTATTGCTCTGGTTAACTCTCGCGGTAACGGCGCATTAACTTGGTCAGTGCCAGGTCAGATTTTTAAACAAGGCGCAGCAGCCACTATCGCAGCAGGAACGACCACAACTGGTGCTTCTGGTACGTCTGCATCAGTAACAAACGTAGGCACATCTAGCGCTGCTGTATTTAACTTTGTCATTCCCCGTGGCGACAAGGGCGATGCAGCAACTGTAGCTGCTGGCACAACTACTACGGGCGCAGCAGGTACATCAGCTAGTGTTACCAACTCAGGAACATCTTCTGCGGCTGTATTTAACTTCACAATCCCTCGCGGCAATGCTGGTGTTGATTCAACGGTAGCTGCTGGTACAACTACAACTGGCGCGGCAGGAACTTCGGCTTCTGTAACCAACTCTGGCACTCCAAACGCAGCAGTTTTTAACTTTACGATTCCTCGCGGTGACAAAGGTGATGCTGCTACGGTTGCAGCAGGTACTACCACCACGGGGGCTGCGGGTACATCAGCTTCAGTGACCAACAGTGGCACATCATCTGCTGCTGTGTTTAACTTTACGATTCCCCGTGGAGATACAGGCGCTACAGGCGCAGGTGTTCCTACAGGTGGTACTACTGGTCAAGTTTTAAGCAAAATCAATGCTACTGACTACAACACTCAGTGGATTACGCCTAATGCTGGAACTGTTACAGCAGTAACTGCAACAGCTCCTGTTTTGTCATCTCTTGGTGCAACGCCAAACATTAGTTTGACAACATCAGGTGCAAACAGTGTTGTTGTTCGTGATGCCAATCAAAACATCACATCTAACTCAATTAATGAAGGTTTTTCCAATGTTGCGGCTGCTGGAACAACAACGGTATTAACTGCGGCATCTGCTCCAAATTATGTAGTTACAGGTTCTGGTGGGCAAACATATCAATTGCCAGATGCAACAACATTAATTGCTGGAACAAATTACACATTTAACAATAACCAAAGCAGTGGAACAATTGTTGTTAAAAATAACTCATCAACAACTGTAGCTACTGTTCAATCAGGTGGTTTTGTTGAGCTGATTTTGTTGAGCAATTCCGTTGCAGCAGGTTCATGGGATTTGCACAACTTTGCCCCTTCTAACGTATCTTGGTCAACCAATACATTTGATTACGCAGGATCAATAACTTCTGCCACATGGAACGGAAATGCCGTTGCTTATAACCGTGGTGGCACGGGGCAATCTTCTGCTTTTGTAGCTGGCGGTATTGTTTATGGGGCTACAACTACTTCATTGGCAGTCACGGCTGCTGGTACTGCTGGACAAGTATTAACTTCTGCTGGCGCTGGTGTTCCTGTTTGGTCAAACGCATCAACAGGTACTGTTACATCTGTTGCAGCGCTCACATTAGGTACAACAGGGACTGACCTTAGTTCAAGTGTTGCAACAGGCACAACAACACCAGTAATCACGCTTAACGTGCCTACTGCATCGGCAACCAACCGAGGCGTGTTGAGTTCTACTGATTGGACTACGTTTAATAATAAACAAGCTGCTTTGGTAAGTGGAACAAACATTAAAACTGTAGCAAGTAACTCTTTATTGGGTTCGGGTAATATTAGTTTTGATTCCTTAACTCCATCTCAAACAAGTAATGCAGGAAAATTTCTAACTACTGATGGAACAAGCTCTAGTTGGTCTGGCATCTCTGGAGGTACATTCTGATGATTACCAGTAGTTTTTACGGCAACTCATCTGAGTCTGTTGGTTTGTATGGAAACACCAATACGTTTGGGGGTACATACTTTGAGTGGTTTATTTTTCAGACATCTGCATCTGCACCTGCTACACCTACTGGTGGCACTTGGGATTTCACTACAAATACTGGTGTTCCGCCTACAGGCTGGTCAACAACACCTCCAACAAATCCAACGACATTAGTTTGGGTATCTATTGCTGTAGTTAATAGCAAAACAGATACATTAACTTGGTCAGTGCCAGGTCAATTTGCTTATTCAAGCGGTGCAGGTTTGCCTATTTTGATTGGTACGAACGCGCCTGGCAGTGGTGACGGTATTTCAAACCAGTTGTATGTACAAACAAACACAACGCCTCAAACATTGTGGGTTAAAGAATCTGCTACTTGGGTTCAATTGACAAGCTCATCAATCTATTTAACAGTCTTGGGCGGTGTCTCAGGCGGTACGTTCTAAAGGAAAAAACATGGCACAAACAAACTACACGCCCATTCAACTGTATTACTCCACAACGGCTAGTGCAGCTCCTACTGCTGGTAATTTGAATAGCGGTGAGTTAGCTATCAACATCACTGATGGCAAACTGTTTTACAAAGACAACGCTGGTGTTGTTCAGATACTAGCTACCAAAGCAACCACATCTGGTTCTTTTGCAACTACAACCATTAGCACAAGCGAAACGCTGTCTTACGGCACAGCAAACGGTGTTGCCTATCTCAACACATCTAAGGTTGTAACTACTGGTAGTGCGCTGACGTTTGATGGGACAAACGTAGCAACGGTTGGCGCAGGTGGGACAGCTACCGCAACAAGCACCGAACTGAAATTAAATGCCAATTCTGGGGCTGATTCAGGGTCTCTTGTGCGTGGTCAAAAAAATGCTTCTAATGAATGGCTTGTTGGGTCACTATCTAGCATCACTGGAGGAACGCAAGCTGGATTAATGGATTATGTGTTTGGCAATAATCCTCGTGTTTTTTACATCAACGGCGGCGAACAAATTCGCCTAACCAGCAAAGCTCTGATGGTTGGGTACACAAGCGATTCTGGATTTAGCGGTTCATACAACTTAGGCGTTGCAGGTAGTGTAGGTATTGGGACGAGTTCTCCTGGTTCAAAACTAGAAGTAAAAGTAGGCAACATTCGAATCAACAACCCTCAGCCTGGAGGCACTGCTGGCACTGAATCTGCAATGTTGCTTGGCTCTCAACGATACGATGGGTCTTTTGATCGTGGTATTGCTGGTATTTGGCATTATGTTGAGACTGGCTCAACATTTGGACAATCTGGTGGATTGATTTTTAAAACCAGTACAAACGATGCAGCAGCTACTGAGAAGATGCGCCTCGACTCTGCAGGCAACCTAGGCTTGGGTGTTACTCCTAGTGCTGCTGTAACAAACAACAAATTTTTCACGATTAACGGCTCTACATCGTGGTCAGGATATAACTCTGGAAGTGTTTATGCTTATTCACTGTGGGGTAATGCTGCTGCTGGTATCAGTTTAAACGGTGGCAAAGCATCTGAATTTACTTGGGACTCAAGTAGTGGCGCTTTTGTTTGGCGTCAAACACCGTCAAGTACCGCAGGGGTGGCACTAAGCGGTTCTGTTTCAGCAATGACGCTTGATGCTAGTGGGAATTTGGGTGTTGGCTCTACAAGCCCTACATCAAAACTTCAATTATCCTCAACCGTTTCTAGTGCTGGTACTGTTGCGCTTACCGTAACTGATTCAACCAACTCATTAAATTGTCAATTAATAAGAACTGGCTCTGCATATAGTTATGCTGGAGTTGGCGCTTTAGAGACATGGTTGTATTCGCAAGGTACTTCAAATATTTCTATTGGGCCAGATGGTGCTGGCGCAGTAAAGTTTGTAACCAACGGCTCGGAACGTGCCCGTATAGACTCCAGCGGTAACTTGCTGGTGGGGACTACAAGTGCTTTGCCAGGTATTGGTAACACAAACGGCGGCGGTGAAATTTACGTTGGTGGCGGCAGCGGCGCTCAAATAATCACTAGCAACTCATCTGACTATTCTGCTCAGTTCAACAGAAACACTACAACAGGCGGCATCGTTGCTTTTAGAAGTGGTGGCACAGTTGTTGGCTCTATTTCTTACAACGGCACAACTACTGTTTTGAACCCTACTTCTGACGTTCGTTTGAAAGAAAACATTGTTGATGCTGGTTCTGCGTTGCAAAAAATCAATTCAATTCGCATCAGAAGTTTCAACTGGAAAGCAAACAACCATTTCACTGATTTTGGCGTTATCGCTCAAGAGTTATATGAGGTTGCACCAGAGTGCGTGACAGTTGGCAGTGATGAAGTAAACGAGCAGGGAACACTTGAAAACCCTTGGTGCGCTCAACCTTACGTTTTGGTTCCTGCACTTGTCAAAGCAATGCAAGAGCAACAAACCCTCATTGAATCCCTGACAACGCGCCTCAGTGCCCTTGAATCTAAATAAGGAAACATCATGATACAGATTGATGGAAAAATTGTTGATTTGACTAAGCCGCAAACTTGGGGAAACAGTATTCAAATTAAACCAAACGGTTTTATAGAACAAAGCAAAAATGGCGTGACAACACGTATTACTCCTGCCCCTAAACCTTCAAAGGAAACATCATGACAACCACTTGGACCATTAGCCAGACCGACTATCTCACTGCGGACAAATTCATCACAGTGGCTCATTGGCAATGCGTAGCAACAGACGGAAATTACACTGCCTCTGCTTACTCAACTTGCAGCTTTGCTCCTGCTACGCCCGCAATCCCTTACGACAGCGTAACTGAACAAGACGTGCTGAACTGGATTTGGTCTAATGGTGTTGACAAAGATGCAACAGAAGCATCGCTGGCTCAACAGATTGATCTGCAAAAGAACCCAGTGCAAGCCGCTGGTGTGCCTTGGGCTACGGCATAATGTAGCCTCCATTAACTAAAGGAATTGCAATGCAAGAAATCACATTAAACCTTCTAGAAGCAGAAGTCCATGACATCATCAAAGTATTGAATCAGTTGCCTACAGGCTCTGGTGCATATCCTTTGGTACAAAAGATCATTGGTCAACTGCCAAAAGAAGAAACTCCTAAAGAGTAAATATGTCAGACTCGTACTCTGTTTTACGCACACCATTCACTAGCATGTCATTCACGCCTGACGTGCCTAGTAATGCACTTGGGCCGCTTGAATACAACAGTGGTCGTAACGTAGAAGCAGATGTACGAGGTATCAAAAAGATCAGCGGAGAAGAAGAAATTCTCTCTGCTGTTCCTTACTATCCTATCTTTATGGATGGTGGCTTTAGGTCTGAATCCCAATGGGTGTACATTGTTTGTACGATCAATGGTTCTCAGGGTTATTGGTACATGGTGACTTCATCAGGCATCAGCAACATTACGCCTGGCGTTGGAGCAAATCCAAACGCATATCTTTCTGGTTATTCAGAAGCAACAAACATCACAACTTCATGGGTTGGAAACGTATTTTTCATCAATGATGGATTGCGTAACCCCATGCAGTTCCTGCCGACAAACACAGAGATAACCATTACCTCCAATGCTAGTTGGAATTACACGCCAGGTGTTAACGCCACCCGTGCAGCGTTTGTTCGCAACTACTGTTCGCCTAACGTAGGCAACATTTTGATTGCTGGTAATCTTTCTGAAGATTTGGCAAGCGGCACAACGGTTGAACTGCCCACCACTGTTCGTTGGTCTCAAGCATTTGCTAACACTGGTGTGCCTGGTACTTGGGAGCCAAACCTTACCAACGTGGCTAACGAAAAAGAAGTGCCTGTCCGTGGTCCGTTGATTGATGGTTTCTTTTTGGGTGCAAACTTCTATGTTTGTAGCTATTGGGATACTGTTGTTTTTTCTCCTATTGCCTATCAAAACACTACGACACCTATCTTTGGTACTCGTTTGTTTAACCAAGGTCGTGGGCTGATTAACAACAACTGTTGGACAAACACAGACTCAAGTGTTTACGGTGTTGATAGCCGAGACATCTGGGTGTTTGACGGATCTGATTTTTCTCCTTTGGGAAACCAAAAAGTACGTGATTACTTTTTCAGAAATCTTAACCAAACATACTCTGATCGCATCTTTGTTGTTAACAACACACAAAAGAATCAGGTAGAGATTTATTACCCGAACCTGACATCAACAGGTTGGTGTAATGAAATGCTGTCATGGCGTTATGACTTGAACATTTGGAACGCACCTAAAGATATTGCCAATGCTTGCAATGCCTGTGAAGGTCCTGTATTTACAGGTGGAGCATTTAAATATGCTTCTAGAACTGTAACTTATGCTCAAGGCGGCGGCACAAATAAAAAGCTTGTGCAAACAGGTCGAGGTAATTCTTTCATTAACTCAGCGCCTATTCCTTGTTTGTTTGAACGTACAAACTTGTCTCTTCAAACAGCAGAAGGTCCTGTTCCTTTTTCTTCAAAGGTATATACACACCGTATATTGCCTGAGATTGCTGGTACAGGAACAATCAACATTACTGTTGGTGGCGCCAACTCGACAGCTCAGACGCCTACCTATGGTGAAAAGCAAGTTGTTTCTATCGTTACAGATAACCCTTGGGTTCCCACTCAGCAAAACAGTGTGCGTACTGTGTCCGTCAAAGTTGAATCCAATGATGCGACAAACGCATGGAACTTGACTGCATTAAATTGGCAAACAACTATCACTGAGGATGCGTTCTAATGCCTTTTCTGCTTGATGGAAACCCAACTCAGTCTGAAATATCAGATGCCATAAATTACTTACTGAGTAATTTCTCTGGTTCTGTCTCGTCTGATCCAAACACTGGCGTTATTGTTGGCTCCAACGGTGAAATTATTGGTTATCTGTATCGGTTCTTGGCAATCAAATATGCAGATAGTTTTGATGGCTCAGTAAACTTCAGTGATGTTCCTACTAACCGTTTGTATTACGGTAAGAGAAACAACAATGATGCAGCAGAATCATCAAACCCTGCTGACTATATTTGGACAAAAGTAACTGGTGGCTTTGGTACTACTAAGTTTCTCTGGTATCAGACTACTGGTGGTCGAGCCATTCAATTCTCTGTATCAACATCTGCTCCTGATACAGGTTGGGTAAAAGATTCAGGCGCATCAATTGATCTTGATGTCATTACATCTGCCAATGTCCCTGTTATTGCAGAATCGTTTGTAACTTACTTTACGCCTCCTGTAATGCAAGTCCCACGTACAGGTAGTCCATTGGCTCCTGTATTTACAAACGTCAAAGCAGTTTTGTTTGCCACAGACTTAGGCGTTGTAATTCCTTATTCGGGTGCAACAGTTGACACAAGTGTTGACTTTGTAAACAACAGTTGGCGTATTGGTAATTCATCAACAACTGGCTTTGGTGATATTTCCTATACAAACATTACTGTTGGCAATCCTACTGACGGTGGTGATTATGCTATTTGGCCTGATCCAACTGCTATGTCTAGCAGCCCTGCGTTCATTACTGTTCCTGTGCGATACAAAAACAGTCTTGGCGTAGTTACTCAAGCTTCTGTTGCCAAAGTGCAATTTACGTTTGCTGACCCTGGTGCTACAGGTCCTGCTGGCTCGTCCTTAGACATTTCTGGATATACATCTTTCGTTCAAAATTCTGGTGGAGCATATACGCCTACCAATGCAACACTTTCTGCGGTGTTGAGTAACGTAACTTCCCCAACATATGCTTGGACCATCTCGGGTGCTACGCCAACGTCAGCCAGCACAGCATCTGTAGTTGTAACCCCCACATCATCATCAACTGGTGTTGACGTTACTTTGACCGTTAACGGTAGTAATTTGTTGTCGCCAATCAGCAAGACGATCAAGATGCCTGTCGTTTATGACGGCGCACCTGGTCAAGCTGGTTCTAACGGTGTGATGTCTGCGTTCCCAACGATCTACATTTGGACAGGATCGTCTACGCCTCCTACAAGGCCTACAACGACTTCTACCTACACTTGGGCAACTGGAGCTTACACAGCGCCTTCTGGGTGGTCTACAAGCGCCCCTAGCAACACTACGCCAGGCAACTATCTCTGGTCAATTACTGTTCCCTTGAATGAGTTGGCAACAGTCACAACTTCAACGCTTGATTGGACCAATACTGCTAACCCTATACGTGGAATTGCGTATAACGGCACAAACGGTAGTTCTGCATCTGTCCTGACGTTATCAAGCACTGCTCAGACTTTTGCTTATGATGGTGCTGGCGCTGCTTTTCCAACGTCACAGACCATTACGTTTACTGCTAATTTGCAAGGCTTGGTTGGAAGTCCTGTGTTTACAGCGACTAAGTACAACGCTGCTGGCACAAACATTGGATCACCTTCTTTGGGTGGATCTGGTTTGTCTCGCACATTGGCAATCGCTGACTTTAACCCTGCTGAATACTGCGTAGTTACTGCCAACCTAAGTGGTTACTCGGACACTATTACAGTTATTCGTGTTGCAGACGGAACTAATGCAACAGTTGGATTGCTGACCAATGAATCGGTAACTGTTGCTGCTGACAGCTCTGGTAATGTGATTAGCTTTGCCAATGCTGGTGGTACGTTCAAGATGTTTTACGGTGCTACTGATGTGACTACATCATCGGCATTTAGTGTTGTATCTAGCTCTGGCGTAACAATATCTATCAATTCCTCAACAGGTGTTTATAGCGTTTCTGCTATGTCTGCGCTAAACGGCACGGCAACATTGCAAGCTGTATATAACGGCGTAACGATCCAAAAGATTTACAGCATTTCTAAATCTTTGGCTGGTCCTAATGGATCGCCAGGCTCTGCTACTTTTGTGGTTGATCGTGGAGCTGGCTCTAGCAGTGCTGCTCCTACTGATGCTGAAGTTTTTGCTGTTATCAGTCGTAATCCTGTAGCGGGTGACATTTGTACGGTTAGTTATAACAACAACAGTAATGCTACTGTTTGGAGATATGTAACTAGCTGGATTACACAGACTACTTATATAACTGGAAGTTTGATTGTTCAAAACACAATCACTGCTGACAAAATATCAAGTAGCACGATATTGACCCAAGCATTAAGAGTTGGTGATCCTAACAATTTACCTGTTCGTACTGGCACAACGATGACTGGTGCTGGTTCTTTCCTTTATGCTGATGGCACTTTTGCTATGGGCAACGCATCTAAGAACGTAGTATTTGACGGTTCTCAGTTGTACATGAACGGTTTTGCAAATGCAACAACATCTTCAAGTAATGGCGTATATCTTACTTCAACGCCACAAACAATATTAACTTTTACAATTTCTAAACAAGTTCCAACAATACTTGGATCAAGTGGATATTTCATTGCAACCTTAACTACGCCATCTTTTGCCCCAACTCATGCAAGTATATATTTAACATTTTCAATATTTAATTCTAGTGGAGTACAAGTTAGTGGTGACGTTGGATTTCAAGTTGAATTTGATGGTCCTGTTGTTTATGACAACGCTAATTCTGGATATTATTTTATAGAAATCCCTTATTCATTTAGCAGGATAAACAATTTGCCAACTGGAACGTATACAGTAAGAGCTGATGGTTCTGGTTATTTTGGTAATAGTAACAATTCTTCAGTATCTTCTCCATCAAATATGTTGGCGACATACAGAGCATTTGTATATCAGGCATCAATATGAACTACACAGTATTTGACATTGCTTCTAAAGAAATCATTCGCAGTGGTGTTTGCGATGAAGATATTTTTGCTTTGCAAGCAGATGTTGGACAAGGTGTTATTGAAGGCGAATACAATAACTTTGTTGGCTATGTAGAAAACAACGTCATTGTGTTTTACACCGCACAGCAAACAGCTTTAAAACAAAATCAGCCAAGTCCTTTCTCATATTGGAGCAACCAAACTTTTAGTTGGATTGACTCACGAACTGAAACTCAGCAATACAATGACGCTAAGAATGGTGTTGCTTTACAAAGAAATACTCTTTTGTATGAGTCAGATTGGACGCAAATCCCAAACAATCCTTTGTCTATTGAAGAACAAGAGGCATGGGCTGTTTATCGTCAGCAACTGCGAGACATCACATCACAATCAGGTTATCCACTAAATGTGGTTTGGCCTACTAAACCGAGGTAAATCATGGGTGGATTTTCAGCACAAGTACAGCAGCCACAAACTGGTCAACCTAGTCCTTCAATGGGCAAAGGTGGCGGTCAACAACAGCCAATTCAAGACTTTGCTGCATCATATAACGCACCTGGAGGGCCTGGTGCTGCATTGAGAGCGCAACCTCTTGACTTTGCAGCTTCATACAACGCTCCTGGTGGTCCAGGTGCGGTTCGAGCTAGAGCAGACGGTCTGGATCAAAATGCCATCAATGCCAATCCAGCAGGGTTTGAGCAATGGCAACAACAAAGATCGCAGCAACCTATGTTCGGTAGTGGCGGCGATGATGGTGGCAGTAGCGATCAAAATCAACCTATGCAACCCAACATGCCTAGACCTATGGGTAAAGGTGGCATGCAAACAAACTCCGCTACTTCTGGTCAGCCTACTATGGGCGCTCCTAACAAATATCCTAATACTGTTGGACAGTGGGATAATACTCACATACAACCTCAGTCACAAGGTGGCGGGAAAGGGAAAGGCTAAATATGGGCGGCGGTAAATCATCGGGTAGTTCTACCCCAGTAGTCACGCAAGAACAAAAAGATCTTCTTAAAGCTCAAACGGGCTTTTTGACAGATACGGCAATGCCAGCCTACAAGAAAACGATTGGCATGGCTGATACTGCTTATGGTCAATCCAATCCTGCTGCTACAGGTGCTGCCAACACCGCAATGGATGTTGCAGGTCGAACTGGTGCATTGCAAGAAGGCATTGGGTCTGCTGGCGCTCTTGGTGGCATGGCTGGTCTTGCATCTTTGTTTGGCCCTCAATACAAGCAACAGCAAGTTGATGCTGCATTGCAAGCAGGTCGTGAATCTGCCCGTGAATCACAAGCTGGTCAAAACGCCATGTACGGCGGTGCTGGTGATCTAGGTAGCGCACGTATGGCTTTGGCAGACAAGAACTTAGCCAGCCTTAACGCTCAACGTCAAGCCACTGCTGCTGCGGCTGCTTCATCTGGTGTTGAGGCTAACCGTGCTGCGGCTGCTCAAGCAATGCTTGGTGCTGGTCAAACTGGCCTTACTGGTGCTAATCAAGCTGCTGCTGCTCGTATTGGTTACGCTCAAACACCACAAGATGTTTTGGCTAAGTATGCGTCTGTTATTTACGGTACACCTCAAGGTTCTACAACGCCTAACTTTGGCGGGACTCAAGGTCAAACAACTTCTGGCAAGAGCAGCGGATTTAAATTCTAAGGAAAAATCATGGCTGGATTTCAACAATGGTATTCATTGGATTCTGCTCCAGGTGCTTTGCAATCTCCAAGTGGAATTCCTGGCACTGAATTTCAAGACTGGTCTAATTTGAGTGGTCCTTCTGACATTATGAAAAAAATGGCAGGAGCAGGATCTGTTGGAGCAATGCCGCCACCTCAACAATCTGTTCCAATGACGTTTGATAGTGCAATGAAACAAGCAATTGCACCTATTACAAACAAAATTTCCAGCATTGGAAACCGTTTTGACCAAGCGGCTCAAGGCAATATCTTTAATGCAGTTACAGGACAAAATCCAACTGCAAAGCCTCAGCCTGTAGGCGAACAACACGACCATGAATGGTGAAACTATGCCAGAACCAATCGCACCACCACAAGCCGATTTTCAAACGCAAGCAACAGCTGCGCCTGTAATACCACCTGCTGCTGTAACTCCAGCCGCTGAAGCAAAAGCGCCATCTGATAAACCAATTACAGGTTTTGAGGAAGTAACAATCCTTGGTGAAGCCATTAAGAATGGTGATAGTCTTACTGCGTCTAAGTTAATTAACAAAAAAATTGACCAAGATAAAGAAGGGCATTTAAATACTCATACTCAATGGGGTGGGGTAATTGCAAGTCTGCTTGGCAGAGACTACATGGGTGCTTGGAAGTTTTACAACGGTGGACCAACACGTTTAGAAGAAGGTCGCACTGGTTCTGGTGAACAAGTATTTAAAGAATACAACGCTAACGGTTACACAGGAAAGATGCTAAACGCTAAAGAACAAGCGTTAAGCAAACAAGAACGTTTAGCCATTGAAGACCGTGGTGGCGTGGTGACTAACTCAGATCAAAACGCAATTAAGGGCGGCGCTTTTCAAGCTCAAAGTCAAATAGCTATTGCGGCTCAAACGGGTTTGGCATTGCCTGTTGTTGAAGCGATGAAAAAGTCTTACGAGACTAGCCAAGTGTCTTCTCAAGCTAACAACAAGATCACTCAAACGATTGACCGTCTAAAGAAAAGCCCAATTCTTGATGTAATTTCTAAACTTAGCCCTGAACAGCGCAAAGATGTTTTTGGTTTTGCTCAAACAATGGGCACAGTCAGCAAGGGTCAAACTGGTGCTACTGCTGAAAACAAAGGCGGTTCTGCAACAGTTACAAAAGGTGGCACTGTTAATGTTGGTGGCGAAGGTGCTGCTGGTAGAAAAGGCGCTGGTAATGTTGGTGGCAGCGTTGGTGTTGGCGCATCTGATACTCGTCAAGGAACTGCATCTCAAAGTACTTCTGCTGAAGCGGCTACATCATTTAGCAATGCTCAACAGAACATTGAGAACATGATTACTAAGATTCAGAAATACACTCAGGGTGCTATTAAAACTGAAGATGAGTTAAATGCTGTTCGTGCTTTCTTGCAAGATTCTACGGTTATCAATGATGTCAATGCAAGCTTGAATAGCAAAGATCGTGCGCCAGGTGTTGTTGCTGTGCCTGACTTTGCACTTGGAATGACAAGTCGTAAAGAAGCCATTTCTAATGGTTATGACATGCAGCGCAACAATGCTTTGGATTCTGCATGGGCTGCATTTACTGCCAAGAAAGTTCGTGAACGTGGTGAGTTTGATCTTGAGTCTGCCCGTGATGAATTTCAAAATACAAACACTTTCCGTGGCATTAACAATAAGTATGATGCACTTAAGAAAGCAAACCAAACTGGCAAAGATCATGTGCCTGAAGATGGCTTTGTAGATGTTGGTCCTAATAACCGTCCTCGCGTTTGGAAAGACGGAAAAGCGGAGTACTTAAATGCCCGATGATAATGAATACAGTGGTTCAGGTCACTTTGTTGGCGAATCGGAGCCACTAGCTCCAATCACCGCAAAAACTGCAACTAAAAAATCTTCTGTTGTTGATCGACAAATTGTTAAAAACAATGGCGCTACTGTTGCTGAAGCAAAAGATGTAGATCACGCTCAAGTTGGAAAAAATGCTTTGGCTATATCCGAAGCATTAGGAAACCCTGAGCCTTCAATTGGAGATGCCATTTATGGCGTTGCAAAACAAGCAGCTCCTTATGTCTTGGGTGCTGCTGGATTAGCTGCGGCTTGGCATGTTTTGTCTAGCAATAAAGGACAAACATCCAATGATGGCGCTAACGGTGGATGGGGAAAAACCAATGCTGGCAGACCAGAAAATGCCAAGCTTGGTGCGCCTCAACCTGCTGCTATTCAACCTCCTACTGCACCGATTGCTCCTACGGCTCCTGAAGCTCCTGTCCCGCCTGTAGCCACCGCAGTCCCTACTGAGCCTACTGTTGATCCAATTCAACAAGCCAAATTAGATTCAATGAAAGCAGCAGAAGCACGGGCAGCTGAAGCTCATGCAAATGAGCAACGCAGAAAAGATGAAATTCATGCTAATCGTTTAGCAAAAGACGTTCAAAAATCTGCGACTGATATTCAAAGCAAACAAGGTAAATCCTTTTCTCCTGAATCTATCTTAGAAATTAAGTCAGATCAAAACAGGATGAAAAAAGATATTGATGCTGTTGCAAAAGTTGATGCTCAAAAAACAAAGGCAATTGCTCCAGCACCTTCTCCAGCACTAGCACCTGCTGCTAATCCTACACAAGCTCCTGTTGTTGCGCCTACTGCGGCAGTTCCTCCTCCAGTAACTCAACCTGCTCCAATTGCTGAAACTCCTGTTGAGCCTGTTGTAGAACCGCCTAAAAAAGCTCCTAAGACGAGCAACATGAAAGAAATTTCATTGCCAAAAGATTGGCCCGCCAAAGGAATGAATTGGTTAACAAGCCAATATGGAGAACAAGGCGCTCGTCAATTTATCAATGAATTTAATAAAGGCGAACCCTTTAAGACTCACGAAGAGATGACAAAGGTTTACGATCAAGTAATGACTAAACCTTCTTTTTCTTCTGTTCCTAAAGACACTAGAAAAAGCAGAGGAATTACAAGAAATCCTGAGTCTCAGCAATATAAAATTATTCCAAATGCAATAGTGCCTCCTACATTGCCAAGCGGCGGTGGAGCTGGCATGGTTGTGCCGCGCACAAGCCTAGGAAATACGCCTGGTGCTAATGAGCAAATTCATTCACTTAATCCACTGAAGCTTTAATCATGAACCAAGAAGAAACCGCAACAGCCGTTGCAGCCAAATCCGCATTGCCCGTTACGGTTTCCTTGGCTACTATTTTTGGTTACCAAGTCAGCGATCTGCTGATGTGGATGACATTGATTTACACCATGCTATTGATTGTTCATAAAGTCTGGTTGATGTACAAAGACTTCCGAAAGAAGTAAGTGGATCCCTTCACCGCTATTGCTGCATTACGTGCTGCGTATAGTGGTATCCAATACTGCTGCCAAGCTCTTGGCGAAGGCAAGGTTGAAGTACAACGCATTAAGACTGCAATTGCAGATGCAAAAGATATTGCAGAAGACCTTGGTGGTATTTGGTCAACCATCAAAAGTCTATTTAAGACTACAAAGCCTGAAGATAAGTTTACAACCCCTGTTGTACAAAAAGACGAATATAAAGACCACATCCCTGACGAAGATGAAGTTGTTCAACAGTTCGTACAGTACCTTGGTACATTTTTTAAGAACCACCACGACCTTGTTGAGTACTTAGAAAAGCGTTATCAGGAAGTATTTAATAGTCCTAATCCTGACCAAACACAGATTCTTGAGTTGACCACTATGCAAGCCGAAGTGGACAATGCCTATCTCAAGCTTAGTGAAACCATGCGTGTCAGAGCGCCAGCACAGCTTGGACCCATATGGACTAAGTTCAATGAGATGAACAAGAAGGTTTCCAAAGAACGTGCC